ACCATATATAAATAGTGCCATAGTTACTCCTCCTTTTGTTTCCTTATATACTTAATTGTATTCATTATCAACTTGTTGTTATAGTTTTAATATTTAATGCTGATGTTGCTACATTATATTCTTCAGTAGCATCTGTGTCATTTGGTGAAGCAGCTGGATCAGTCCCTCCAAATACTGCAGCTGCATTTCCAACTGCAGCTGTTCTTGAGGAAGTAATACCAAAATTAGTAGCTCTTGATCTTGCCAACGCTGCATCAGTTATGTAACTCGTACCATCATATCTTTGAGATGTATTAATCGAACTTGGAGAAAGACTAGGATTTTCACCTGCCATAAATATAGCAACAGTTTGTGTGCCTGCAGCTCCACCTCCTTGACCTCCTATTAAAGAAGATGTTCCTGTCGTCCAATTAGTTCCATCATAATCAAAACCTAAAACTCCTCTAGAAGCAGAGCTTGCTGGAGAAACAGGAGGAGAAGAAGGTCCTTGAAATCCTGATACAACAGTTCCTGCAGTTTGTATTCCATAACCACCACCATTACGAGTTGCAATCGGCATGGCAGTAACCGACGTCCAAGAAGAACCATCATATTCCTCTACGTTATTTAATGTAGGAGGAGAAACCCTTCCTCCACAATAAGCAGAGGCTGTTTGCGTTCCGAAATGTTTACCTTGATAACGACCTGTTCCAAGAGCCCCACCGGTTGTCCAATTAGTTCCATCATATTCAAAAGTGGTTGTATTACCGCTTCCTTTTCCTCCAGTAATTAATGCTGTTTGTGTTCCTGTAGCACCTGTAACAGAACCATAAGGAGCAGGAACGGCATTACCTGCTGTCCAACTTGTGCCATTATATTCTGCTGAAGACGTTGGAGTAGAGTCAGGGTTGTTCTTTTGTCCAGCACCTTTAACTGCTGCTGTTTGAGTTCCACCGTCTGCTACAGAAGATGTAGCTTCAGGCATAGCTCCACCACTAGACCATGCTGCAGCTGTAATGACGTTTGCTGATTTGTTGTATTCTTCGGTTGAATTATAATAAGTCGGTCCAGCATTTCCATTTGCCGCCCAACCACTTGTATTACTTCCTTGATTTTGACAAGTTCCTGAAAAATGTCTTGCAGTTGCTAAGTCCGCTGTTTCACTCCAAGAAGTTCCATCATACACTTCAGTTAAAGCACTAGCATCAGCGCCATTTGTAGATCCACCACAAATTAAAGCTGAAGTTGAAGTTCCCCATCCTTGTAAATATCTTCTAGCTGTATTTATATTTGGTCCAGATGTCCAATTAGTTCCATCCCAATTTTCAGTTGTAGTTACTGATGGACCTGGTGCAATTCTACCACCTGAAATTAATCCAGCTGTTGATGTGCCTGCTGTTCCAAATTGTCTTTTAGCTACAGGTAAATTATTTACTTCTGACCAAGACGATCCATTATATAATTCTGTATTAACTATATAACCAGGAGTAGGACTATCACCACCACAATAAATAGCAGATGTTTGAATTCCAAACATACCCCCATCTGATTTAGCTTCATTTAAATTTCCACCAGCAGCAGTCCAAGAAGAACCATTATATACATTAGCATTAGTTATGATTGTGGGTGTTCGACCACCTGCAGCTAACCCTGCAGTTTGAGTTCCAGTACCTTTAATTAAAAAAACTTGTGTTGGATAATTTCCTGAAGTAGCCCAACCACTTCCATTATATTCTTCAGTTGCTGTAGGTACAAGACCAGGAGGTCCTGCTTCTCCTGTACCAGTAACTCCTGCTGTCAATGTGCCAAACCCATATCCAGATCCTCTAGTAATATTTGTGTTTGCACTACTCGACCACGCTTCAAGAGCAACGATATTTTTAAAAGTATCAGAGGTACTGTTATACCAGATCTGTCCTTCAGCTTCTGCGTTGTCTGGATCAGTTGCCAAGAACTTTACTGGTTTTCCAATTATGTTTTTATATTCTGACATATTAGCTTAATGTTACCTTTACTGTTTTTGGTTCACTAGGACCAGTATATTCTTCAGTGCCTTGAAATGGATATTTACCACCAGAAAGTAAACCTGCTGGCACTGTTCCTTGAGGTCCTCTATTTGCATTATCTCTTTCATTTGAAAGATTTCCACCCGTTCTCCAAGCAGAGCCGTCGTATTCATTTGTTATCAAAGTATTTGAACCTGGAGAACCTGTTTTTCCACCAGTTACAAATCCAGCTGTTTGAGTTCCACCAGTTCCATTATTAAATCTACCTGAAGGTAAAGCTGTAGCTGCTGTCCAAGATGTTCCATCGTAGTGTTCTACGGCTGAAGAATTTCCTTCTCCACCAGCTGCAACACCTGCAGTAAGTGTACCAAAAGATCTAGATTGATTTCTTGCTGTGTTTAAAGAACCTCCGCTTGACCAGTTAGTTCCATCATATTCTTCTGTTGATCCCGTTGGAGGAGATGCTCCTACAAAAAAACCTGCTGTTAAAATTCCTGCTGTTCCTCCACCATTATTATTACCAATAGACATATCATTTCCAGCTGTCCAAGATGATCCATTATATTCTTCAGTTTTAGTTCCTGGAGTATTTCCAGCTGGTGCACCACTACAAGCTACAGAGGCTGTTTGTATTCCAAAACCTGCAAGATATCTTCTAGTAGTCCCCATATTATTTTGTTCTGACCAAGAAGATCCATTATACTCTTCAGTGTCTCCACTTGTAAATACAGGACCAGGATTTCTTCCTCCAAAAACAAGTCCTGCAGTTTGAGTTCCAGATGATGCTCTACCATAATAATCTTGATTTAAATTTCCACCTGCTGCCCAAGTTCCTGTTACATATGCGCTTGCTTTTAAAGTACCAATGGTAGTATTATACCAAATTTGACCTTCCAAAGCATTAGTTGGATCTGAACTGACCTTTCTTACTAACTGGCCTTTGATTTCTTTATAGGTTGTCATTCAACCTCCTTAATTATTTCTTAGCAACCAGCCTTGTGTTCCATCTGTATACACGAGAGTATTCGCTGCTCTTTCTGTAGCAACAGTTAAGTTTGCTGTTGCTCCGTTAATTTTTTCTGAGTTTCTTCCAACGGTTAAATTATTTGTATCAAATGTTCCTGCATAATCTATAAAAGCAATTTCATCTCCAATTGTTGGTGAACTAGGTAATGTCATTGTAACTGCACCACTAGTTGTATTTATAAAATATCCTTCACCTGCAACTGCAGTGAAGTCAGAAGTTTTAACAGCTTGCCATGATGTACCACCAGATACTTCTGCAAAAGATAATTGACCGACACCTGTTGTACCTGAACCAGATACGGATGCTACTTTTAAAAATCTGTCTGCTGTAACATTTCCTGTTGGAAATTTAAGTGTGTAGCTCTGATTAGCTGAGTGTGCGGGACTTTGAAGTTTAATACCATGAGAGTTGGCTTCACAATTAAGAACAAGAGTACCTGGATTTGTATTACCACCAACAACTACTTCACCTGTGCCATTTGGAGTAGCTGTAATATTACCGTTAGCACCATCTGTAATTGTAATTGTACCTGAGTTTGTTCCGCTATTTGTATCTAAAGTTAAATCATATGCACCACTTGAAGTAAGAGTTGCTGTTGCAGCTCCTGTTCCAATTTTAGTTTCACCAGTTCCTTTTGGAATAATAGCTACATCTATATTAGAATCTCCACCTGTTGCAGATATGCTAGGTGCATTACCTGTTGCAGCATTTGTAATATCAAATTGGTTTACTGCAGATGAAGTTGTTTGAAAAATTATTTGTTCGTTTCCATTTTCATCTGTAATACCGTGAGCGTCATCAAATGAAATATTAAAGCTGTTGGTATCTAGATCTCCACCTAATTGAGGTGATGTATCGTCTACAACATCTCCACCTGTTTGAATTTCTACTATATTTGGATTGGTTCCATCGTCTGCCGTTGCTTGAACAATAGCAGTTTTTTTATTTGTGGCTGAAAAAGTAAATGTAGAACCAGATCCTGATGCATATTTAAACTGAACAGTATATGCACCTGAAGTTGAATTTTTTAAAATATAAAAAGTTTGAACATCTAGAGGTATTGTAACAATTTGATTTCCAGTGATTGAACCAGTAAATTCAATCATCCTGTGTGCAAGTTCTGCATTTAATGATCCATCACTAACAGCTAGAGCTGTAGTTTGTGCACCACCAGCAATAGATTTTTGAATATATCCACCAGTTATTTGTTCAATAAGTTGTAAATTTGTATTAGTTTTTGTACCCCATGTACCAGCGTTTTCACCAGTTGCTTGAAGTTCAACACCTAAAGGCGTATATGTTGATGCCATAAATTATCTCCTATTATGCAGCGTCACTATAACTTGTATTTGATCCAGTTGCAACATCCGAATATGTATCATTCGATCCAGTTGAAACATTGTTATATGATGTATTTGAACCAGTGTCAACATCGCCATAAGCAAAAATATCTACAGCGCCAATACTAAATGATGCTGATTGTCCTGTTAATCCGACCTGCATATCTACAGGTGAAATACTACCAACATTAGCGTTAAATGACTGACCAGTTAATCCTAGAGTCATGTCATTAGGATCTAGAGTTCCTACACTACCTGTTATGGTTTGAGAAGTAGGTTGAACTACAGCACCACCTAATCCTATAATTGAACCTTGAGTAAACTCTGCTTCTAATCCTGATAATTGAACTACGTCATTTGGTATAATTACAGTTCCAATACTAGCACTAAATGATACTCCAGTTAATAATGCTTCTTGTGAAGAAATACCTTGTGCAGTTCCTTGACTAAATGTTGCTGATACTCCAGAAAGAATAGCTGTTTCGTTTGGTGCTTTTGCCGCTCCTTGACTTAAAGTCATATCTTGACCAGTCAATCCAATAGTCATGTCATTGACTGTTACAGATCCAATCGCTAATGTTGTTGATACACCAGTCAATCCAACTTGCATGTCAACCACGGACACTGAACCAACAGAAGATGTAATAGATAATGTGTCGTCTATAACAACAGGAACAAAAGCTTCACCTTGTGAAAAAGTAGATTCTAAACCAGTTGGTGTAATTATTTGATCAGGTATATCAACTGAACCAATACTAGATGTTATTTGTATACCTGTTAAAGAAACAGAAACAGTTTGATCAGAAAGATCTCCCCAGCCACCATCACCACTCCATTGTTGGGCACCCCAACCTGTTTTAAGAGTTGCGTCTGCATTCCAATTAGCTTGGCCCCAGGTGAACCTGCCCCATCCTGAAGTTGTCGACATGGTCGACCTCCTACGCTAATCTGATTATTGCTGCTGAAGAATTATTTGCGGGAAATTCTATTTTAAAAGTTCCATTACTAGCAGTTTTATCTCCGCCGAATGCAATTACACAAACGGCATCAGTTGTTGAGGATCCACCGTTTGTTGTTGTGTTATATATTAACGCTCCGTTTGCAGTAAAAGAAGCTGAGCTGTAAGTCACATCACTAAAATCTGTGAATGCAGTTGTGCTTGTTAATCCAACTCCAGTGTTAGTTAAAGTTGCACCACCTGCAGTATATGCAGAGCCTGATGTATTTGTAATTTCTTCTGATGTTGAGTAGTCTGTTGTAGCAGCACCTAAAGAAGCATCACTGTCATATAATGCAATTTTAAAAGTGTGACCACCTGAAGATTCAAAACTGTGTTTACCTTGTAAAAGCTCTTGTTTGAAGCTTGAACATATTGCTGATGATATTGCCATAATTTATCTCCTAAGGGTTTGCTGAGTTTACCGGAATACGAACAGCACCATCTGTGTAGTCATCTCTTCGTCTTCTGCCAACTTGTTCATTAGCAAACTTCTGTACTTCTTGTTTATACTTATTTTCATATAGTGTCAACATGTCTATCGGACCTTTTAAAAAGCCATATGCCTCTGACAGGCAGCAATATAAAAGACCATTTGGAAAATTAAGACTAATATAATTAGTATCGTTATTTTCTAAAAGATCAGGCATTTTATTAAAATGTACTCTAAATCTATACGTAGTATTTGGAGTAGGCGCTACAAATATTCTACCTGATGTAGTATCAGACTCTCCAGTTGCACCACCAAATGCAGCATAATATTTAGGTTGACCTTGAGCTGCTGATGTTCCTGTTATATCCTGATACTCTTGAAGATAAGACATATCTTTTTTTTCTAGCCATCTGTTAGCTCCTGTAATTTCAGATCCTGCAGTATCATATACTTGTATACCTCTAATAAATAAACATCCTGCTGGTGCGTTTATAGATTCTTGCCCAGCAACAAAATTACCTAATTGTTGTTTTCTGTCTGCATCAATAGGCACATCTCTAAAAATTCTGTATTGTGCATTTAAAATAATATTTTCTAAAACAGCGTCTGTCAAAACATTAGAGTCTGTTTCAGTATAACTTCTTATTTGTGTTTTTAATCCTGATGCACTTAATCCTGCCATTACGCTACAATCTCCTGACATCTAGGACAGGTTTTTCTAAATCTTAAATGTCCTGAACAATGTGTTGGTTTAGGTTTTTCTACCTCTTCGTATAAAACAAGATGTGGATCTTGTTTTTCCGGTACAAACATATTTTTTATCCAATTCCAAATTTTATTTATCATGCGCTTACTGTGACTGGCCCTGCTGAAGCTATGTCACCTCCTCCTTCTAATGTTATTGAAGCCGTAACTCCAGAACTAAAAGTATAATTATTATCATCAACTTTAGTGATTGTATACCCCCCTGATGCATTTATTGTTGCTGCTGGTAAATTTGCAACGTTAGAGGCATCTCTAAATCTAACGGTATCACTTGTTGATCTTCCATGATCTGGCTCATTAACCGATACTGTTGCAGATCCATTAGTAATGGTAAAAGCATTTAAAGGTAAAAGATTAGGTACAGCTGTTTCTGTTCTATCTGGTCTAACATTACGTAAAGATATAGAATCACCATTCATAGGTTTTGGTTCTAATTGTGGTTGTTTTGGTTCAAACTCAGATACATGCACAAAGGATCCATTCCATTCTCGTACCATTTCTTTGTATGGAAACTCCATACCTGATCTATCAGAAATTGCTTTTGCGTATTTTCCTGTTGCGTATTTTGCCATTATGCTCCTGGATAGTATGCTTTTGGTGTAATATATGTACTAGAAGCTGAACCATCTTCTGCTAATGCTCTAGCTAATTCATCCTCGTAATATAATTTCATTTGTTGTGTAAGTTGTGGCTGGTATTTTTGTGAAATATAATATGCTAAACCAGCAACCATACAAGGTACAAATCTAAATGGAACATCTGTTGCATTTGTATAATCTCCAACATCCTGTATTCTTTTTATAAAAAAGAAATGCATATCTTTAGATGCATTTGTTGAATCTGGTGTTGGATAGACATGTATAGTAACTTTATCTATAAATCTCTCTACCCAATATTGATTAGGTGTACCTTTTGATAATTTGTTTGAGAATCCTGCATATGTAGATCTATCTACTTTTGTCATTGGACTATCTGATTGTGTCGTCTGAGTTCTATTAGATCTTAACTGTGCTTCAAGGACATCAGATATACCAAATACACTTGCTGGATCTGTTGTCGTTGCAGAAGTTCCATCATCACTAGATCTAAAAAAATCATAGTCTGCCTGACCTTCTACAAGATCTAGATTAGTTGAGCCTACTTCCCAATAGTGAATACCTCTATTACCCCATTCTTGAAACAAAATATTAAGAGATCTTCTTGCAGATTTTAATTGATAACCTGCTACAGAATTTAATCCAATACGTTCAAAAGCATCTTCTATTATTTCATCAATAGCAAAAGTTTTATCGAACGTTGCTGTTCCTGAAGTAGTGTTAGCCATTTAATCTCCTAGCCAGTGTAGCCAATAGTAACAGATGTAGTATTTGTTATTGTAGCGTGTAAAGTTGTTTCGAATCTAATACCATTTCCAGGCATGTAAATATCTAAACCTTCTGTGCCAAAATCAGCTTCAAATACTTTATTTCCACTACCGTCACTACTATCTCTTAAAATAAGTTTAGAACTAGCCACCCCTTCACATTGAATGTAAGTAACTCTACATGGACCCATGTTGGTAGACCCACCAGAAATAGTTTTGACCTGTCCCGTACTTGTTATCGTAGTAAACTTTTGATCTGAACTCATATTTTCTCCTTAAAATTAAATGTGGGGCCGAAGCCCCACACCAATTAATTATTAACTATCTGCAAAAGGTGTTGCCTCAGTACCTGTACCGATCAACACTGCTTCTACTAAATATACATTGTCTTCAAGTGCAGTGACAGTAATTGTACTACCCTTGTCTCCACCTGTAGTTCCACCGTTCATGCTGATAACATCGTTTGATGCACCTGGTGCAAACGTATTGTTTGTACCGTCTGCAACGTTAACAACTGTTGCGTGACCAACAAATTTATCAGTTCCGTCAGTTTTGATATCGCAATCTGAACAATCTGTACCTACAAAGAACTTGTAGACCGCACCTAAATGATTGTTTGCATTAGGGTCGTCTTGTCCAGCTGTAGCACCTTTGCTATCTGCTTTGATTGTTGGAAGTGTGATTGCACCATCTGCATCATTTACTTTGATAACTTTACCTGCGTGAGCAGCAAAAGTTAAAGTAGTTTCCGCTGTGATGTTTACAACCTCGTCAGGTCCCGCAGCAACGAATCCTCTTAAAGATCTTACTGGTCCTGAAAATGTAGTTTGTGCCATGTTTATATCCTCCTAGTTTTCCGAATACAGTCTCTAGGCCGTCGACTATACGCGTCTGTATTCTAATTAAATGTATAGTAATAAAACTATATACTAGATTTTAATAGAGTGCAAGAGAGCCTGTAGTGTGGAGTGGATTTTTTCCAACGATGTAGCTTTTTATTAAGTAGCTACTGAAACTTGTGGAGCTGCGCCTTCAATAGTGTTTTGCTTGTGGGCAATAACTGCTTCTTCCAGCTTGATCTTTGTGATGACCTCTTTAACTTTGTCATCAATTCTGACCATCTCAAGAGTATATCTACCGTTAGACAGATGCTCCTGTTCCCACTTCAACTCCAAGGACCTTTTTTGTTTGTATAGGTCTTGTATCATCTATAACCTCCTCATAGGTTATTCTATTTACCTTGTCATTATAACTATTTCCAAGGTTTTCCCACTTTATAACATTTTCTCCAAGTTTGTCAAGGATTGCATTTTCTAAGGATTGTGGGTCATCTAGGGACAAAACATCAAATCTCGCATGATGATCGTACGCCCAAATATTTACTATAAATTTTTTCATGAATCTCACCGTTTATTTTATGATTGTGGCGAAACAATGTTCCGCCACAAAAAATTATTGATTACGCACCTTCTACGCCGAAGATACCTCTGAAATCAGATACGCCGAAGCTGTATCTTTCTCTCGCTTTGTATCTAACGTTTCCAGTATCGAAGTCGCCTTCCATTGCAGTTGTCAATGGAGCTCTTGTGAACATTTTCATACCATTTGGTACGTCTGTCAAGATATAGAACGAATCAGAATCTGTTAGGTAGTTGTTCACTCTATAACCTTGAGGAACCATACCCATAGATACGATTGCGTTGATATCGTTGTCAGCTGTTCCAGTTCTACCTTGAGATTTTAATAATCTCTCAGCTGTAAACTGGTTCTCCGATGGGACTATCATTTTTAGTCCTCTAGCTGCGATTCTAAGTCCTCTCTCATCAGTCATTTTAGAGATGTCAATCATAGATTGCTCTAAAGATGTCTCATTAAGATCCGCTTGTGTACTTAATGTGTTTTTTACATTAGGTCCAGATAGCGTTGGGTGGGATGTACTGAATAGTGCAACTCCATCTCCAGACTTGAACGTAGCAGTTGAAGGTAGACCGTTGATTAATAATTCAACAGCTTTTACCTGCTTAGCATTACTCATAGATCTTGCTAAAGCTTTTGTGTATCTAGCAGAAAGTCTATCGTAAAGATTATCTTCGATAGCTTCCTCTGTGATAGCAAATGCTAAAGCTACTGTCTCATGAGAGTATCTAGCAGTGTAAGTTTCCTGTGCATCATCAAATGATACTCCAGCACCTTCACCTTTTACTTGTGCGTTACCGAATCCTGATAACATAACTTCTTCTTCAAAAGCTCTGTCAGAAGACTCGTTAGTATAAATCTCAGCATGCTGATTTTCATACCTTTTGTATTCCAGGCCAAATAAAGCATTTAAACCTGGCTCTAGTTCTTTAACTAGTTGTGATCGTGATATTGCCATAGTCTATACTCCTTATATTCCTGTAGCCAAAGATCCAACTGTGTATTGGTGTAAATTCACCTTTACGACAACTTTACAATTAGCTGCTGTTTGATCTTCGTTTTCCGGATCTTCTGCTATTCTAACCATTCTCAATTGTTTAGCAGTTGTTGCTGCTGTTGAGATGCCTAATTGAATAGAAGATTCACCTGTTGTTGTACTACCTGCTGCAGCAGTCGTTGCATAAGTTAAACCAATTTTTGATTTTCTTGTTGCAAGATCACCGCCTAAAGTAGCGTCTGTACCAATGATGTATTCTTGAAAAGGGTCATCATTAACAAACGCAGTGATGTCTTCACTATTCGCAGGAGTTGTAGCTGCTGGGTAGAAGTTACTGAAAGTTGGTTTTAGTGTAGTAGCATCTGTGAAGAGCACTCCATTTAAAACACCAACCATTGCAGTACCTGCTGCCGCAGTTACAATGTATCCACCAGTAGAAGTATTTAAGTCAATCTTCACTGGCTCACCTTTGAATATAGCGTTAGATTCACCAGCGTCTATATCGTACTTAGATTGGCCTTGGATAGAAGGTGTATTACCTGTTCTCATAGCCGCTTTAAGTCCGAAACCACTTTCGTTTCTATTTGCCATAGTGTTGTTTCTCCTTATGTACCTGCCCCGAAGGGCCTCCAGTACGGATTGTTAATCGATGATATTTAAAATTACTTTTTCGTACCACCGAAGGTTACACGAGATTGCCTCTCAACATTGATAGGCATTCTACTATCCTGCTCCTTTAAAAGATCGTTTGCTACTGCTTCGCTTCGTTCCTCATGACGCTTGGTCATGTATTCCTGACGTTGCTTCGCGATCTCGACAGGTACCTTCGCAAGAA